GTATGGCTGGTACTGGTTGAAGTACTTGCCCAGCTGCTCCTTGAAGCGGTCCTGGCCGTTCAGCACCAGCTTGAAGTCCTTCATTGGGCCGACCTCCTTACCGGCGGCGCCGGCCACAGCGGAGCCCTCCTCAATCCAGAAGATGTTGGAGGCCAGGGTACCCGCGTACAGACGGGGGGCACCGATGGTGTGGGGCAGGGTGCTGCCAATCGTGGTTGGCGCCACGTTGGCAGTCACGTGCACGTTCGCGCACGAGGTGGAGAAGTTCCACATGCTGTTGGTGGCAGTGGAGGCGGTGTTCTGGTAGCACCACACCAGCTCCTTCACTGGGTGGTTGAAGGACAGGCGCACCGTCTGGGAGGCGGAGGTGATGGAGTCACCGCCGGTGTGCTGCACCTGCTCGATCAGGTACTCGTGGCCCTTCTGGGCGAAGCGGCGGCGCTCCTCAGTGTCCAGGTACACGTAGTTGGCCCACACCTCGAACACCTGGGAAGAGGCGCCGAAGTAGTTGGTGAAGGTGGACGTCAGGTCGAAGTCCAGGCGGACCTCGTGGTACTGCAGGGCAATCAGGGGCAGGTACAGGCCTGGGTTGCGGTTGAAGAAGAACAGCAGGGGCAGGTACACGTAGTTCTTGTTGGTGGTGTCGTTCAGCTGGGTGGTGGTCAGCTTGCCGTAGTTGATCTTGTCCGACTCGCTCAGGAAAACCTCAGCGTACAGACGGAACCAGGTCTGGTAGTGCTTGTCGATGCGCTGGCCACCGATGGTCAGCTCCACGGAGGCGATGGCACGCTCGGCCACCCAGCACAGATCGGCCGTGCTGTTGTCCGAGGTCAGGTTGGCGCTCGCCGCCAGGGTGGGCTGCAGAGCCACGTACATGTTGCCGACCAGATCGCCGTTGCGGGCAATGGTCACGGACACGCGGCCGCTGTTGGAGGGCGTGCCGTTCACCGTCTGCTGGATGTTCTCCATCGCAAAGTTGGTGTGGCGCTTGTACACCGCCTGGAAGAAGGTCACCTTGGGCTGACCGGTCAGATAAACGTCCTGAGCGCCGTATGCAACCAGTTGCATCAATCCGCCCGCCATTTGTAATATACCCCAAGAAAAAAATTTAGACGGCTTTCCATTTAAACCCGCCTGCTGATCGTGACACACCCTTGCAACACTTACTTATACGGCCATTTCCAGCCCCTGTCTTTTCACTTGCCTCCCTGATTGTCCCGAATTCTTCAATCAAAGTCTCCCCATCGAACGACCATTGCTGGATCTTCGTAAACTTCAAGGGTGAGTTCGTCTGAACATCCTCCTGATTCACAAACTTCCACTGGAACCCTCCCGCCGTCTTGCGCGTCCCCTTGCATACTTTACCTATATGTTCACTACACGCTCCTGACTCCTTGGCCGCCTCCTCGACCGACCCAAACGTCCTGAGGAGTTGGGCGCCATCCTTGGACCACTGCTGGACCGCCTTGTGGTTCGCCTCCTTCAAGAGTTCCTTGGCCTCGTCATCATGATGCTTCCCAAACATGGCGTGACGGTCGCCTGAGCGGACAGAGCTCATAAGGGCTTTAGTGTCCTCATGAAGAACCTTGTTCTTGTTCCCGCCCGTCTCGTTGTTGTATCCGCCTGGGGTCAGGGTTCCACGCTGAGAAATCTCCTGGATCTCGAGGTCGTCCAGGCGCTCTTGCCAGTCACCGTCCCTGGGGAAACTATGAAGAATTTCAATAGTAAATTGGTCCCATCCGTGGAGTCTGATGGCATTGTATAGGTGTCGCTTGATTCCGTTACGAGCATCAGCCATATGACCGTTCAGGCGAATTTGAAAATCGTCCTGAACCGTCTGACCTATATATTCCTTGTATGGCTCGAGCTTGCACTTTATAGAGTATACAAAGGGCATGCCACGCGCCGCTACTACGAAAGCCTCAGATTTCTTTAGCCGAGTCGCGCGCCCAGACGACGCACCGATTTTCTGGCGCCCTATTAAATGTCTCGTGTACCACGCCCCCCACCACCCAGCCCCCCACACGAGGACGAGGAGGACGAGGAGGAGGACCTGGACGATACCGAGGAGATGGACGAGATGGACTTTGGCGATCCCATGGAGGCTCTAGGTGCTTTCCTGGCGACCGAGGATGGTGAGACGATCGCGACCGCCCTGGTGGGCCTGAAGGATGCGACCGAGAAGATCGCGGTGAACCTCGAAATGCAGAACAAAATTCTGGTCAAGATGCTGAGCGCCCTGAGCGCCAAGCCCGCCCAGTGCTGCTGCAAACCTTGCGAGGGTGGCATCCTCGCCCCCGCTTAAAAAAGTCTGCCCCATTCTTAGTAATGTCAAGCGCCAAGAAAGTCCACACAATCCAGAAGGAGATTACTCCCGAACACGATGAAGAAATTCGGATGGCTCACCACACCACCGAAGTCAACTCATGGACGATCGAGGAACTTGAGTCAAAAATAACTCAAGCAGAGACCGATGCTGGTTTTCACATTCGAGCAAATACCCTCGCGGCTGACAAGTCGTGGGCGTACGTCTTGTTTCTGAATGACCAGGAGCGTGATGCGGATGGCTATCCGCGCAATCATATAGTAGAACACGTGAAGACGCGCAAGGACCGTTTCATCAACAGTTGTAGGACCCTCCTGACGCGCGTGGATAATCTCAATGCCAATAAGCGTCCGAGCAAGGATGTAAACGGGGAGGAATTCACGATTGAATTTCGGATCCGTCGCCTGATTGTTGACCGTCAGGAGATGTTTGAGCAGTTTCGCATCTGGGACCGTCGGTTCAACCGCATCAACAACCCGACGCTCGCCATCGACAACAATGACTCGTCCTTGAAGGATGACGATTCCAACACGCCTTACCAGAAGCTTCTCTTGTTTCTGCTTCATCAAGCGTATGATGAGGGGTATCGCCGGTACCGTGACCAATGTTGTATTGAGATTAGGAACACCCGAGCCTGGAAGCAGGTCAAGGAGATCAAGGACTTTGTGTACGACACGACACAGAAGGAGGACAACCCAGAGATGTGGAAGAACCTGACGAGCCGCGGGGGCCTCGTGGGTGATGTCGTGCGTCACTTGTCGCATTGCAAGGATTTCCAGTTCCCAGAGATCAAGAAAGATCGGCACACGTGGTCGTTCCAGAACGGCTTGTTGGCTGGAAAGGACTGGGACGTCGAGCAACAAAAGTATCGAATCAAGTTTTACCCTTACAAGTCGCGTGAGTTTCGGGAATTGGATCCCACGCTCGTGAGCTGTAAATATTTCGACTTGCCTTTCGACTCGTACGATGAGATCGAAGACTGGTACGACATTCCCACTCCTCACATGCAATGTGTACTGGATTACCAGAAGTTCGAGGCGGATGTGTGTAAGTGGATGTACGTATTCTGCGGCCGTCTGTGCTTCGAGGTGAACGAACTGGACGGTTGGCAGGTGATTCCGTTTCTGAAGGGTATCGCGCGTTCTGGCAAGTCGACCCTGATCACGAAGGTTTGTAAGTTGTTTTACGAGTGCGAAGACGTCGCGACCCTGTCGAACAATATCGAAAAGAAGTTTGGGCTCCAGAGCATCTATCGCGGGTTCATGTTCATCAGTCCTGAGATCAAGGGAGATCTTCAGCTCGAGCAGGCGGAGTTTCAGTCGCTGGTGTCCGGTGAGGATGTTTCGGTGGCCAGAAAGAATGAGACGGCACTGAGCATGCAGTGGAAGACGCCAGGAATTTTGGGAGGAAATGAGGTGCCCAACTGGAAGGATAATTCAGGGTCTATTCTGCGTCGCTTGGCCACGTGGAATTTTGGGCGTCAGGTGGCGGATGCCGATCCCCATCTGGATCAGAAGCTCGAGCAGGAGATTCCAGCGATTCTGTGCAAGTGTCTGCGGGCATATCTGGACTACGCACACAAGTACTCTGACAAGGACATCTGGAACGTGCTCCCCAAATACTTCAAGACGGTACAGAGCCAGATTGCACAGGTTACGAATGCGCTCCAGCACTTTCTGTGCTCGGAGAAGTTCAAGTTCGGTCCTGGCCTTTTCATACCCCAGACGCTCTTCATCGCCCGGTTCAATGAGCACTGTAAGCAGAACAACCTGGGGACCCA